AGGTTGATCGTTTCGACGATCCCAAGGATCGTGCGAAGCACCTTTCCGATCACGTCGAGCATGACGCCCGCGACGAATCCGTTGATCGTCTGCAGCACGTTCAGGATGCCCATCAGCAGCTCGTAGGCCGGGCGTAGTCCGTCGATGAATGCGGCCGTCAATCGCGCGAGACCACTCATCGCCTGATACAAGTCGTCCGCGTTCTGCGAGAGCAGTTCCTTCAGACCATCAGTGACTTTCTGCAGCAACGGCGCAAACGGCGCAACGGCTTCGGCAAGCAGTCGCTGGAACGCGAGTCCGAGCGTATCGACGGAGTCTTGCAGCGATGCGAGCGCCTGCACGCTTCCTTCCCTGATGGAGAAGGCCGCCGCTTCCTTGTTGAGTTGCTCCATCTCTTCCGCGGTGAGTTTGACCATACCAGCGAGTCCGGCGCCCCCCTTGCCGAAGATATCTCGCAACGCCTTGACCTTCTCGGTATGCGTCGGAAGCTCGCGGATCTTTCCGATGATTTGCTCGAATGCAGCGGTCGCGTCTTGCGTGTTGAGTTTGCCGATGTCGAGCCCGAGGCGCTCGAATGCCTTGGCCGACTCTTGGCTTCCCTGCGCCGCACTCGCGAGCGCGAACTGCATCTTCGTGATCGACGCGCGGATCTTCTCGGGTCCCGCTCCCGCCGCGGTGCCGATGTATTCCAGGCGTTGGAACCCTTCCGCAGTCGTTCCGAGTTCGTCGGCGGTTTCCTTGAGTTGGTCGCCGAGTTTGGCCGCCTTCAGCGTCGCCATCACGATCGCCGCCCCGACGGCAGCGATCGCGACGCCGGCCGCGGTCGCCGCGAGTGCCGCGGCAGTGAACGGATTCGCGAGGAGCGCGATGGAGTCGCCGAACATGGCGACAAACTTCGAGCCTCCTTGCGCGACGTTCGCGATTCCCTGAAGGCCGCTCATGATGCGAGCGGCTCCTGCGCCGAGGTCTCCGGGAAGCACGGAGGCGAGCATTCCTCCCGCACCCATCGCGATGCCGCCGATCGAGGCCGCCCATTGCCCGAGGCGTCCCTTCGCTTCGGCAAGCGACTTCTCCATCGGCTTCGTATCTGCGCCGATCTTGACGAACAGATTTCCGATCGTCGCCATATCAGTAGGCCCCCTGCTTCCCAGTGGTAACCATTTCCATCAACGCGACGGCTTCTTCACGAGCGCGCCGAAGGCCGTCATCAGTGCGTCCGGGTCGCTGATGTCGAGCGTCTCGCGCTCGAGGAACGGCATGAAGTCGCCCGGCTTGAATGCCTTCGAGCCGCGCTTGCGATTCTGATTCGCGATCAAGGAACAGAGCAAGCCGCCGACGAGGTCGACTCGCGCCCATCCGATCGGCTCGAGGCGGTCGAACGCGATCCACTCCGAGAGTTCCTCGGAGCTCATCTTTGCAAGCATGTCCTCGACCGTCATCCCGAGCTGCGCCGCGAGGCGGAATACGAATCTCCGCCCCGGGCGCGCTTTCAGTTTCCCGCGAGGTCTTCCACGTCCGTCGGGCTGAGTCCCGAGAGCTGCTGCGCGATCGTGAACAGGCGGTCGATGACGGCGGCGGGGACGTTGCCGAGCGCGTCGGCTTCGTGATCGCCGAAGATCCGCTCACCATTCGCGTCACAGATGGAACGCACGAGCAGGCGCGCTCGCACGTTGTCCATGTTGAGTCCGCGCGCCTTGCCCTTGCCTGCCATGCAGGACGCCTCGAATGCGTCTCGCTCTCGAGCAGACAGGCCGCGCACGAAGATCGGCGCGTCGAGACCGTCGATCTCGACGCGCTCGATCCTCGTGCTGCGCGCAAGTGCGAGGATGGCGTCTTTGGAAGCATGCGATGCGGCCGAGGTATTCATGTCCCCATCGTAATGCTTGCGACGCCGTTTCGCAACTCGTTACGCCGGGGCTGCGAAGGTCACGACGCCATCGATGCGGAGCGTCAGGTTTCCCGTGAGCGCGGCATCGACACCCGCTTCGATGCTGAAGGACTGGATGAAGGCGTTGAAGGACACGGTCTGCGTCTTGCTCGCGCCGACCTGATAGACGATCGACCATGAGGACGATGTCGTTTCGGCGCTCGCCGGGATGTAGTCGTCGAGCGTGTCGTCGTAGTTGAAGCTCACCTCCACGGTGCCGGAATCCACGGTGCCCATGAGGTAGGTCTTTGCGGTGTCGGTCAGCGCGGTCACGTCGATCTCCGTCCTCGTGATGCCGGACAGGCTGATCGCCGTGATGTCTCCGAGAGTCGTCGCGCCCTTCTTGATGATCGTGTTGTATGAACTGTTCGCTGCCATGTTGGTATCCCCTTTTGGGTGTAGGTGCTGATGGAGGTCCTCAGTCGAAGATCAACGCGCTGAGGTATTTCGTCGTGATGTACGTCATCACTCGGATCGTGAGCGTCTGCGTGAGCTGCGTATCGACGGCCGCTTCGCGTGACGTATCGCGAAGGATGCCGTCGAACGAGAACTGCTGATAGCGGTCTCCGGCCGGATTGTCCGGGCACGTGATCGCGACGGCATAGGTCAATCGCTGCCCCTGATAGTCACTCCACAACGCGGTCGTCTGCGTCTTTGCGTTGCCGTCGATATTCACTTGCAGCTCGAGCGTCCCGTAGTCGAGCGTCGCAAGCTTCGGGGATACCGTGGTCGTGTCCAGGTCGTTGGCGATGAACTCATTTCGCGTCGTTGCGGGATTGAACGACCACGAAACGACTTGCGCCACAGTGAGCCCACCGCCCGACGTATCGAACGTCGCGCCGAACTTCACGTAGGTCGTTTGCGAGAGGAGCGGCATCAGAGAGTCTCGTGCATCACGCGGATCGTCAGGGCCGCCGCGTAGACGCCTTGGTTCTCGCCCGCGATCGGCTCGAAGTATGCCGTCTCGAACGAATCTAGCGTCAGGCCGCGGATGACCACTCCGGCAGTTTCCCCGCTGTACCCGTCGAATACAACCCCGCAGGCGTTGAGGATGTTCCGGCACGCAAGGCGCGTAGTCGCGTATGCCGTGATCGTCACGTCGGTCCGCGTGAGCGAGGCGTGCGGCCCGGCGAGCGTCTTGATCGGCTCGCCGTATCCGATGCGATAGACGAGCGCGGGGAGCGTTCCGTCTTTGCGGCGAACGTCCGGCGTGATCGACGCGAGCGGCACGAGGTCGGTTACGCCCTTCGTGTTCATCAGCGTGTAGATGGCTTGCTCGAGGACTGCCATCAGATCACCGCCTCAATCGTCTTTGCGAACTGCTTCTTCGAGAGCGATGGATCTCGCGCGAGCGCCGCGATCGCTTGCTGCACGAGCCGTCGAGCGCGCGGGGCGACGCGGTCGAATGCGCTCGACATGAACTCGGAGCCTTCGATTTCGATCGGCTGCGCGCGCGGCTTGCCTCGATAGGCGACCTTGAGCGTCCATCCGAACTCGATGAGGTGCGCGAGCTGCGCCTTGCGCCCCGGCGGCACCTTGTTCATGTTCTTCTGTCGCTTCGGATATCGAACCGCGACGTTCCCGTATACGCCTCTCTTCGGCTTGATTCCGACTCGAACTTTGATCGCTCGCGCGATTTCGTCGCGCACCGATCCATCTTCGTCTCGCTTGCTTTCCCTTGATTCGAGCCCGCTGCGGATCGGAATGTTGTGCACCAACGCGCGCGCTTCCTTCGCCACCGCCATCAGGCCGGGTCTGATCGCGCGACGATAGAGGTTCGTCTGCGCCCTTCCCGGCAACGCACTCAGCGCCGCGATGGTGTCATCGATGCCTTCGATGCCTTGCAGCTGCACGCGTACGGCGTCGAGGTTGAGCTTCAACCCTTTCGCGTATGCCTGCTTCGTCATCGCCGCGAAACGATTCATGCGACCACCTCCTTCGCGAGGACGAGTTGGTAGTGCTTTATCTCCGTCGGATCCGTGATCGACACGACCTCGAAGTATCGAACCGCTGCCCCGTTTCCGCGATCAAACTTCAATCGCGATCCGGTCGTGACGCCATGCGCCCATGCTCGGATCGTGATCTTGTGCGAGCACGCGGCTTGCTGCCCGCCCGCGTACGGTCCTTCGTTGCCCTGCATCGTTTCAATCGCCGCACGGATCGTCGCGCCGTCCGTCCAGGAACGCGACGGCTGTCCGGTCGCATCAACGCCGCTCGCGGGATTCTGCACCGTGAGCGCGAATCGCATCGTCGCGGCGCGGAGGCTCACGCGAACCACCTCGTCCGGACGAACGTCTTGCAGAGCGCGTCGACCGCGTGAGGCGCCTCGCGGAGGTTTTCCGCCGTTGCGGTCTCGCGCGCGTTGTCGTACCAGTGCCCGAACACCAACAGGATCGCCTGCTTCAGCGTTTGAGGAACGTCCGCAGCGAGCGCGTATCCGGCGACGTAGGTCACTTGCGCGCCCCACACGCCGTACTCGACGCCGACGCCGGGCCAGTTGTAGCCGCGGTTCAGCGTTACTCGCGCCGTCGCCGAGTCGGTGTCGAGCGTGTAGGCGGCGCTGGCGAGCGTCTGCGTCGCCCCTGCAGAATCGACGTACTGCACCGCGGTCACGCTTTGCACCGGGTACGCGGGCAGCATCAGCGCATTCCCGATCGGGAACTGGTCCAACCTGAGTCGGAAACTTCGCTGCATCAGCGGCGACTTGATAAGCGCCTCGACATACTCTCGAGCGGCAATCAACTGCGCCGCGATCAACGCGTCATCGATCGTGTGGTCGATGTTGGAGTGCGCCTTCGCCTCGGCGACCGTAACGGGCTCCGTCGCGGGAAGCGACGTTGCCGCGTGAGAGAGGTACGTCGCGCCGTCGAGGATCGTCGGCATGGTTACTCCTTGATCGCGCGACTCGTCGATCGCTTCGAGGCGGTCTCTCGCTTCGGCTCGTCGGTCGGCTCGCTCACGTGTTCGGCGATGCCCGCCGCGACGTATCGCTCGGCCGTCGCATCAGCGAGTTCCACGATATCGCCCGCGTTCAGCGTCAGGTCGATTCCGGCGAGGCATTCAAGCATGCGCACTTTCATATGAGTCCTTTCCGAAGGGGGCAGGGGCGAGGTCGCGAACGACCTCGCCCCTGCTCGCAGAAGAAGGCGAGGATCAGGACACTGCCATGCGGAGGTAGCGGAACGCGTTGTAGATCGAGCATCCCGCGTCGAGGCGAGCGATCGCTTGGAAGCCGATCTGCCCGTTGCCCGCGTAGAGCTCGCGCAGCACCTTCACGCTCATGCCCGATCGCACGCCAATGTGGTAGCGCGAGAAGTCGCCGATCACCGCGACGCGAGCGCCCGCCGCGATGGACGGCGCGTACTGGGTCGCGTAGATCGGGATGCCCGACAGGCGATCCGGCTCGCCCTGCTGGAACGACGGCTGCCACAGGTAGGACAGGAACGTGTTCGTGCCGGGGCTCGCGAGCTTGCGGATCAGGGCGAGCACGGCGTCGCTCGTGACGATGCACGTCGACTTCTGCTCGCGGTACTGGCGGGGCAGCGAGTACACGAAGTCGAGCAGCTCGTTCGCCGTGATGGCGCTCGTCGAGGCGCACGTCTTGCCGTCGCTGATGCCCGAGCTCGTGTAGGTGAAGATTCCGACGGGCTGATTCGACGCGGCGACGCCCGTGGAGAACGCGTTCTCCTCAGCGAGCGCGAACGCGCGGCCGAGCTGATCGGCGACGATCGACTCGACCGAGAAGCCGGGACCGCGAGCGGGGGCGTCCTCGATGAGTTCGACGCTCGACTTGACGATGGCGCTCAGGCGCCGCGGCTGCAGAACGAGCTGCCCGAACTGCGGGGTCGTCTCGCTGATGGCCGCCGCTTCGGCGCCCCACGACGCGGTCGCGATCGAGCTCTCGAGCGCGATGTTCGTCTTGAACGCGCCGAGGCTCATCACGTTCGCGATGCGGCGGTAGATCACCTGCTGCTCGAGCACCTTCACGAGGGTCGAGTAGAAGTCCTGCGACGGCAGGTAGCCGCCGTCGGCGTCGGTGCCTTCGCTCAGCGCGCGGCGCTCGAGGTCACCCACGAAGCGGGGCCCCTTGAGGTAGGCCATGAACGCGTCGCGGTACTCGTTGGTCTGCGCAAAGTGCGAGGTCTTCTGCGACTGGCGAGCGACGCCGACGTTGACGGTCGGAGCCGGAGCGGACTCGCGGTGCTCGGCGGCCATCCGCATGAGCGTGACGTTGCGCTCCTTGAGGCTGCGCATCGAATCGTACTTCTTCTGCATGCGAGCGAGTTCCTCTTCCTCGTCGGAGCTCATCTCGCCCTGGCGGTTGGCCTTCTCGACGAGGGCGCGCATGCGCTCGTAGAGCTTGCCCATCTCCTCGATGAGGGTGCGGTACTGGTCGCCGCCTTCGGGGGCGGGGGCGGCAGCGGGTGCGGTGTCGTCCATCTTGATTTCCTTGGTAGGTGGTGGTGCGTGTTGGGTGGATTCAGAGAACGATCGCCAACGCCGCATCCACGTCGGCGAGGGCAAAGTCGATGCGGCGGCTCGCTTGGAACAGGACTTGCCCGTTCGCGGCGCCGAGTTCGTCGAGGCGTCGCAGCGCGACCGGCGGTCCGCTTTCCGCGATGACGTATGCGGTCGGGTCGATGACGTAGCCCGCCTTCGCCCCGGCGATGAAGTCGGTGCCTGCTGCGAGGATCTGCGGCTCCAGATAGAGCGGCCGCCCGGCGAGCATCATCAGCGTGTCGTCCTTCGCTTTGTCGAAGTTCGTGCCGAAGAACATGGCGTCGAAGCTCGTCGCGAGGATTCCGAGCATGCGCGGATGCCACCAATGGAACGCGCGCGCGTATCGACCGCTGCTGAATCGCTCGATGATCTGCGCGAGCTCGAGGGCGGTGAACGCGCCAAGTCCCGTACCGATGGCGCTGCTCAATCGCGCGGAATCAGTCAACTGCAGCGAGAGGCCCATGCGCTTGTCGCTCATCGGATCGGGCGCGAGCGCGCCGCGAAGCATCTGCTCGACTTCGCTTGCAACGAACGCCTGCGCCGCCATGTCTCCGAGCAGTCGCTCGAGCGCGGGACCGTTGTCCTCACTCGTGTCCTGCAGGAGTTCGATGCTCGCACGGAAGTAGACGTATTGCTGCTTCGGATACAGGATGACACCGTCACTGTCGCTCGTTCCGTCGAGCGGGAGCGAGAACTTCGGCGTCGTCGTGTATTCCGTCATCGGCACCGCGTTGTCGGTGTCGCGAATCGTGTTGCGCGCGCCGATGTCGGTGAACACGGTCGGCACGCGCAAGCTGTAGCCGACGTTTCGGAACACTCGCGCGCCGTGCTTTCGCAGCGGGTTGAGCGATCGGATCTTGTAGAAGCACTCCTTCGAGAAGGTGCTCGGCGCGAGGTAGAAGCCGTTCTCGGTCACGCCCTTGCCCGTCGCTTCGCCAAGCGCGCGCGCTTCTGCGTACGTGAGCGAGTTCTGCCCTCGCATCATCGCCTTGCGGGCTAGATGGTCGAGGTCGGTCGCGGTCGTGCCGCGTGGAAGGTCGAGTTCCATCTCGTCGAACATGGTGCGCAGCCTATGGGGAAGGATGTTCGCAGGTCAATCCTGCGGGATGAGGAAGAATCGACGACGCGAGGATTCGATCCATCGCTCGAAGCTTCGCGCGTCGAGCTTGATATTCGTCGCCGGGTTCGCCGGGAAGGAAACGACCGAGACTTCATGCAGATCGACGTCTTCGATGATTCGCGTAACCTTGCCGCTGCGCTGCTCGAATCGGTCGGCCTTCACGTTGAAGCCGAAGCTCATCGCGTTCACGACCCCCGCTCGGACGGCTTCCATCAGGTCGGCGGCGTAGGTTGTCGCGATCGGTTCGATTTCGACCCCGAGCCCGTGCTCGTCCTCGAACAATCGGAGCGACCCGTTAGTCGTTCGGGCGATCGGCTTGGCGCTGTCATGGTTCACGAGTGCGACTACGTCGGGCTGCTCGCGGAGGGTTCGCGCGAACGCGCTTCTCGCGATCACCTCGTCGAAGCGCCCCATGTCGTACGGCTCGTCAAACGTGGAGGCGTAGCCGCGCAGGATGCCTCGCTCTCCGGTCGGGCAGCGATGCTCGATGGTTCCGGTGCGGGTGCGGATTTCGATGGCGCTCATGTCGGTTCTTCCTTGGTTCTTCTTGAGTCGAGTGGTAATCGTTTCCGCGAATGACTTGCCCGGATCGCCGCCCCACAAAGCCCACGCGATTCGTCCGGCCGACGGGAAGCCGGGTTCCCCGGGGCTCCATCCTTCGCCCTTCTTGTCGACTTCATGCCGCGCGAAGTAGGAGTGCATCCGTCGAACGGTGTCGTCCGACAGGTTCTTTCCGTTCGCGATGTCTCTCGCTCGCGCGACCCCAACGGCAGTCCCGCCGCGATTGAACTCGCGCCGCCACGCGAGCCCGCGCTCGGCTTCTTCGCGCATTCCGGCCGTTGGCTTATGTCCATCACTCATCGGGCTTTCCTTCGGCAACTGCCTTCGCCTGCCTTACGGCTTCTTCTGGATCGACGCCTTCGCTGATTCGGCGCGCGATGTCTCGCAGGACGAGCGTGTTCTGCAGGTAGCGTCGGAAGTTCGCATCAGCATCATCCGTCGTTTCGTTGATGATGCTCGAGTCCGTTTCGGGATTGTCGCTTGGTGTTGCCATCAGTTGGTGTCTATGTGTTCGAGGTCGATATACAGTCGCGGACCGACGCCCTTCGAGTATCGCCATTCCTTCGACGTAACACGGAAACGTGCGCCGCGAGGTAGCAGCACTTCGCGCTCGCCCGGCAAGCCGCTGAGGTCCTGAATCGAAACGCCTTGTCGCGTTCGGATTCGCATCATCACGCCACCGTGTTTCGAGCCGAATCCCGATGCGGTGTTCACGGCGGTGGAGGTACTCAGATATCCGAGTTCCGTCCAAGTGTTGCCGACGCCAAGCTTGTCGAGTTCTCGTGCCACGGTTGCTCCCGCTCCGCGATAGACGGTCGCAGGTGGCGGATCTCGCTGATCGATTCGCGTCAGTACGTCGAGCGCGCCAACCATTGCGGCTTGCTTTGGTGACATGCCTTCAACGACTCCGAATCCGCCGTAGGGGTATTCGCCCTGCCTCAACTTCGCGTTGAGGCCTTCATACGACGATCCCGAGTATGCCTCTACGGCTTCCTTCGCGAGCGGCACTTTCGCCATCACCTTCAACTGCGCGTCGGTCGGTTTCGGCTTTTCCTGATCGACCCATCCTTGAGCATGTCCGGTCGGGAGGATTCCTGGAGGCGGAACGCCGGGAGTGCTGCTCGACTGCGCTTGATCCTTCGGCGGCTGGATCGCAGGTTCCTTCGATGGATCCTTCGGCGCCGTCGGCGCAACTGGAACTACCTTCGGCTGCGTCGGCGGCGCGGTCGGATCTGCCTTGATCGGCGCAACATTCGCCTGCGAGCCCGACTGCGCTGCCGTGATGTATCCGGCCGCGATCGCCTTCTCTTTCGCGTAGATGCCCGGGTCGTTCTTCAGCGACTTGGCTTCGACCTGATTCTCCTCCGCAGACATGTTGATGCCGAACTCCTTCGCTGCGATCGCCTTGGATTCGGCGCTGCTCGTCAGAAGTTCCTGCGTCGCCGCGGTCATCGCTTCCTTCTTCGACAGGCCATCGGCTTGATGCTGCGCAACGAGGCACGCATGGAGCTTCGCATCTCCGGCTGTTTTCACTGCGGCCGCGTACTCGGATCCTTTCTTGTTCACCCATTCGCCCGGCTGCTTTGCACTTCCGCCGCCTTCGCCGCCGCTTCCTTCTCCCTTGCCGCATTCGTTGCCGGGCTGGAAGCCGCCCGCGCCCGTGCCGCAATCCCGGTCCTCGTCACCGCAATAATCGAGCGCGATCGCGATCGCCTGATCCTGCTCGTATCCTTCATCAACGAGGATCTTGATCTTGTCTTCGACGCAGTCGCGCATGGTGCGATCGTCAACGACGGCGAAGGTGATCGCGTCATCTGCTGATCGCGCGCCGTTCTCCTTCGCCCATCGCTCCATGTAGTCGAGGCGAGCACTGATCGTCCCGCGCAACGACTTCGGCGTCGCTCGCAGAATCGACGCCCTACGCCGGCCGAGGTCGCGAATCTGCGACGCGATCTGCGGGTTCGTGAGCTTGCCGAATACGCGCCGCCCCTGATCGCTCGTGCGCATCGACTCGAGCTCGCCAACCTTGTCTCCGAATGTCTTCGGACCGCCTTGCGCGCGGAACGCGAGCGAGCCGCCGTTGTCGACTCGCATCGGAGTTCCATCCTTCGCGACAAGCACGTTGTCGCCACTCATTCCGACTACGTCCCAGTTCGCGAGGAGCGCGTCAGTCGCGAAGTTCTCGGAGAGTTTGGCCGCTGCTGCGGCGAACGCTTCGCCCTTTAGATCACCGATCGGCTTTCCTTCGACGAACTTGGTGATCTGCTTCGGCGCGTCCGGGTTCGTTTCGTCGAGTCGATGCGCGGGGATCGGGACCCCCGCCGCGGCGTAGATGTCGTTCGCCGCGGCTTCGCTGCGGATATGGTCGGCGCTGTTGCCGCCCTTCACGACGTACTGGTTTCCATCAGCGTCTTCGGTAAGGACGGCGCCCGTCGATCCGCCGAGGCGACCGACGGTCTTCAGTTCGCTTGCATCAGGGATCGCGCTGCTGCCGTCTTCGCCCGCGCCGCTTGCATCAGCGCCGACGCCCCCTTCTCCCTTTCCGCATTCGTTGCCGGGTTGGAAGCCGCCGGATCCGGTTCCGCAGTCTCGCGCACTTCGTCCCTCGACCGTCGCGCCGTCGGTCGCGGGTGGCGCGGTCGGTGGCGGGGCAGAATCGCCCCCAGAGGCGTCCGGCGGCGCCGGGGCGGCCGGAGGGGGTTCTGCCGGGGGAGGCGCCTTGGCGGCTTCCTCGGCGGCTTGCGCGAGCGGTTCGACGATCCCGGCGACGGCGTCGCTCGGCATGGCGGGGAACGCGGCGGCGATGATTCCCTTCGCGGCATCAGCAGGAACGGCACCGGAGGCGGCCGCTTGTGCGAGCGCGGTCATCGCTTGGAGTTGCCCGACGCCCGCGGCTTGCTGTTCCGCCTGCGTCGGCGTCTTGTTCTTCGCGGTCGGCAGCGGCCCAAGTTGGAGCGGCACGCGGAGCGATTCCCCTCCATCAACAGGCGCGAGTCCTTCGCGAGCGCGGACCTCGTTGATCGTCAGGAACCCGTGCTGCAACGCGGTCGCATACGCGGAGAATCGGCCGCCCAAGTCGCCGCGCGTCAGCGCGTCGAAACTGATGGACGTTCGCATCCGATCGCCATCGCGAAGGAGTTTCCTCGTGCACTCCTCTTCGAGTCGGCTCGCCCACGTTCCGAGAGTGTGCTTCGTGAACTCGAGGTCGGCTTGCTCGGCAGACGCGTACGACTGCTTCGTTGAATCGCCCACCATGTGCGGCGGGACGCCGAACGCGGCGGCGATCTGCTCGCGGCAATATCGTCGCAGCTCGATGAGCTGCGCATCGTCCGGATTGATCGTGATCGGCTTGAACTGATATCCGGCTTCGAGGACGGCGATTCGTCCGGCGTTGCGCGCGCCGCCCTGCATGTCTTGCCACGACTGGCGAAGTCGCTGCCATGCGTCAGGCGATAGCGTCCCCTGCACCTCGAGCACGCCCGCGGGTCGCGCGCCGTTCTGGAAGAACGACGCGACAAACGACTCGGCTTCGATCTCGATACCGATCAACTGCCGAGCGAGGTAGATCGGCGGCTCGCCGAGCAGACCATCAGCACTCGGACCGATGAGGTGGAAGATGTCGTATGCGGGGAATGTGCGCGCGCCCGTCGTGCCCGCCGCGTAGGAGTAGATCACCGAGTTGTCTGATGCGCGCATCGCTTGCATCAGGTCGGGACGCAACTTCTCGAGGCGGATCGGTCGACCGGTCGGATCTCGCTCGATGTAGGAGTATCCGTTCCCGTACAGGAGACAGTCGAGGAGCATGCTCTGTCGCCACGTGAGCGCGCCCATGAACGGGTTCGGCTCGGTGTTCAGCAGGCGATAGAGGGGATGCGTCGGCGTCGGCTGCAGGTGCCCATCGTCTCGCTCGAGGAATACCTTCCATTCCATGCGCGCGATGCTTTGACTGATGAGCATCGTGCAGGCGTGGACGCTTGGGCTCGAGCGCGCGATCTCCGGCGTGATGAATCGCCCGGTCTCTGCCCAGTTGACGACGTAGGACTGAATCCCCGACGACACAGGCATGCCGACGGGAGTGTTGTCCTGGAAGTCTTGACGGACTTCCGACGAACCAAGCATGCGAAGAAGGAGGTCTCTTAGAGCCATTGGATACCGCGGTCCTCGTACGGCGAGCGTATCAGCGGGGCGCCGTCCAACGCTACCGCGAGAGCGATGATCCCCGCAACAACCGGGTCGATCTTCTCGACCGATCGGCGCTTCGATGGTCGGGGGTTGTTGTTGTAGTCGAGCTCGACGACGGTATTGCTCATCGCCCACGTGAGCACCGGATTCCCGTCATGGTGCATCTTCTTCCCGACGATCGCCGCCTCCCATCGTCTCGTCGGACCGCTCATGTGGAGGAATGACTGCGGCACGCGCTTGAGCGTGAGCCCGTCGTTCTGCAACTGCTGCGCCAGTCCTCCGGCGTTGTTCGGGTCATACCCGACGGCGGTCACCTTGTGCCGCTCGACGAGGCGCTTGATCTCGGCGCGAAGGAACTCGTAGTCGGTCGCGTCGCCGGGCGTAAGTTTCAGCCACCCCTGCCGCGACCAATCAAGGTACGGCACGCGGTCTCGCTTCTGTCTGCGCTCGGCGCCGTCTTCCGGCGCATACGACCATGATCGAACGTGCGCTTCGTCCCCGTCGAGCCACACGGCCGTGAGGCTCGTGAGGTCGCTCACTTCCCCGAGGTCGATGCCGAGGTAGCACGGCAAGCCGATGAGTCGGTCGTCTTCGACCGCATTCATGCAGTCATCCCAGTCCGACATGCGAACCCATCGCACGTCGGCGGTCACGTGCTGATTCAGGTGCAGCGTTCGGAACGGCGTTTCGTAGGACGGTTGCTCTTGGGCTCGCTTGCACTCTTCGGCGATCCATCGCTCTTGAAGCGACGTTCCGAGCGACGGATTCGCCGTCATCCACGCCTCGGGCGTTCGCCAGTCCATCGACTCCGGCGCCTCGTAGACGACCGGAAGATATGCGGGATTCTCGATGATGCCGTCGCGGACCTTGCATGCGTAGTCGTACTGATCCCATTCGAGCGACTCTCGAAGCGTTCCGGCCGTCGTGATCGACACGAGGAGCGGGGACATGCGCGCGCCCATCGAAGTCTGGATCGCTTCCCACAACTCTCGGCGATTCCCCATGGCGTGGATCTCGTCGCCGATGGCGAACGACACGTGCAGGCCGTGCGCCGTCGGCGCGTCGCTGCTCATCGCTGCCCAGACGCCGCCGAGCGACGGCGCGACGATTCGATTCTGATAGACCTCGACGCGCGACTCGAGCTCGGGCTCGGCGCGAATCATCGTTCGCGCGCGCTCGAACACGAGCTTCGCCTGCTTTCGGTCGGCAGCGAACGACACGACCTCGGGCGTCGGCTCATCATCAGCGAGAAGGTGATACAGGCCGAGCGGCGCGAGGAGCTCCGTCTTCCCGTTCTTTCGCGGAATCCAGATCCCGCATTCTCTGAATCGGCGGGTCCCGTCAGGGCGCGACCACCCGTACAGGTTGCCGATTACGCCGCGCTGCCAAGGAAGTAGCCGGAAGGGTTGCCCTGCCCATGTTCCCTTCGCGAAGGTGCAGAGACCTTCGATGAATCCGATCGCATGCTTCGCTGCGTTCGCGTTCCATATCGCGTCGCCGCGCGTCGCGATCGCGTCAAAGCCCGGGATCGTGTTGAACGCCTCCGGCGCCCACGGATCAGGCGGTCGCGTTGCGCGAGAAGTACGACGCTTTGCCATTGTCCTTGACCTCCGGGAGTGCGATGAGGCGACCGCGCGCGGACGGCGTGAGACCGAACTCGGCGAGCATGCGTCGTACGTTGAGCGCGAGTTCCATCTGCATCGCGGAGTACGGCGAACGTCGGAGCATCTTCAGCGAGCCGTCGGGGTTCTTGACGGGGTAAACGTCTCCGTACTGGTTCAGCATGTCGGTGGCTCGACGGTAACGCGACCATGCCTCGCAGAGCACCGCGAGCGCGAAGCCGTCTGCTTCGGTCAGCACGCGCATTCGCTCGAGGATCGGAACCAACTGATCCCACGCCTTCGTGCCTTCTTCGTCGAGCCACGTCGGGCGCTTCGGTCGCGTTGTGGTCGGCGTTGGTTCACCCTTACGGGTGCGAGCACGCCAACTCCCGGAGAGCTTCAGCATCGCGGTCGGCTTCGGAGGGGGTCCACTCATCGGGTCTTCTCGAGGATAGTCGTGCGGATATGCGCGGCGATAGCCTTCATCAGCAACGGCGGCACCGTGTTGCCGAGTCGCTCGGCCGCGTTCGTGTAGTCGTTTCCGAAGTCGAACTCATCAGGGAAGGAACTGAATCGCTTCAACTCGGCGATCGTGAATGCTCGGCGCTCTGCCCAGTGCATCAACCCATACATGCCGAGCTGCCCGAGGCTCTTCGTCACGGTCGGGCATGGGCGCATCGGGTTCACGCGCACCCCGTTGAACCCGACTTTCAGGCCGATCTTCGTGAGGTTCTGCCCCGGCTTCAGGAACTCCCACATGCTGTACGCCTTGCGCGTGTTGCCGATCTCGATCAATCGCGCGACTTCGGCTTCGTCCAGGCGCAGTCCTTGTACCGCGGCCGCGGCGGATACTGGTGCATGCGTCGGCGCAGGATGCGTCGGATCGATCTCGAGGTCTTCTCGCGCGCCGATGAAGATCATGCGCACGCGCGACTGCGGAACCCCGTAGTCGGCGGCGTTGAGTTTGCGCGCGGCGACTCGGTAGCCGCTTGCCTTGAGCTCGCGCAGGATCTCGGCGAACAGGATTCGCATCTTGCCGACAACCATTCCGCCGACGTTCTCCATCACGAACGCTTTCGGCCGGAGCCCGCGAAGCAGTCGGACGTACTCCCGAAAGAGTTGATTTCGCTGGTCCTCGATGTTCCTTCGCCCCGCGATGCTGAATCCTTGGCACGGCGGCGACCCGTCGAATATGTCGAGTTCGCCGGGCTTCAACCCGATTCGCGCGAGCGCGTCCTCGACCGAGAGGTCGGCGATGTCCCCATGGAACAGGTCGGTCCCGGGATGGTTCGTTCGGTAGATCGCCGCGGCGCCATCGTCCCACTCGACGGCGAGTCGCACGTTTCCTCCGGCGAGCTTGTACCCAAGCGATGACCCGCCGCATCCGGCGAAGGTGCTCACGACCGAGAATGGCTTCACTTCGGCCATCGGTGTCCGCACTCCTTGCAGCATCGCCACTCGACTTCGTCCGCAACGGATTCGTCGTACGCCTCGCCGAGCGTCGCGAGCGGCGCCTGCGCCGCGGCCGCGAGCAGCGCCTCCGTCTCCTTCTTCGAGAAGCCGGACCCGGCGAGCAGATCAGGATCCGACGCCGCGATGCTCGCGAGCGTGGATCGAAGGACCGCGTCGTCCCATTTCGCGAGGTCGGCGGTTCGGTTGTCTGCGATGCCATAGGCGGCGGCATCGTCCGCGCTCAGCGTCGAACGAACGATCCATAC